CATGTCGCTCCTGTTACCCACCACCCGGTCTGTCAAGTAATAGGCTTTAGGATCTTGTGGAGGTCGTCTGTAATGCACCTCATGTGCCGCCCATGCTGGGCCCATGGCAGAATATTGGTGATTTAGAGCGGCCGTCACATTAGTAGCCACGTCCTCTTCTACTTCCAACTCAACATAGGTGGCGACAGCGTTGGGAGCCGTGGTCGGAACTGTGGGGTGATACTTGATGGTGAACGAATCGTAACGATATTTCTCGTACGTCGCGGCAATCCGCGAAAGCCTTGAGTTGCGCCAGCACGCAGGATTCAAGTCAAACACGCCGGCAATGGTGGAAAAAGCGACGGTTCCAAGAGCCCCTAAGAGCTCATGTCCCCGAAACCTAACAACCCCTTCCGACACTGTCTGCATAGAAAACTTCGATGGCGACAAAACGCAACCGTTGGCAGCAGGTGCCATGACGCGCCTCGAAACGGTCTGCTTAGCGTTCTTCTTCTTGTTGGCCTGTTGTTGGCCTTTGGATTTCTTTTGTTTCGTCATTTTGATGGTGTATGGGATGCGCGCCAACTCGCGGACTGTTCATCTGCCACCACCCCGTCGGGCCCACCCGTGCAGTCTCTTGGCATTTTGTTTAGCACGCTTAGCGTTTTGGGCGGTTTAAGGCGACAAACCCCACTCTACCATCTTTCTGGTTCTGGCCCGGACCAATTCCAGGGGTGCATGATGGGCCAACCCCTGCCGGGATTTACGAAATCTGCTGTCCAGCGACCGATCTCGTCTTCCAACCTAACCTGCTGTGATATGGGTATTCCGAAAGCCTTGGCAAAACTGGCTCTCGCGCTTGTGTCGATTGGCATCGTGCGTCCACTCTTCCAATCGGAAGGTAGCCACCCGGACAGCCTGTAGCTATCGGAGATGGCTTGCCCCAAGATGGGTTTGCGTTGAGATCTACGGGTCATTTGGCTCTTGGTGAGATAAAGCAGACGTTCCAGATACGGTTGGATAACGGGCACACCACGGGCGAGTGCCAATTCTCCTAAACATGTTGTGTAGACACGCTTGAGATAATTGGACACTCCCTGGCGCTTGTGAGTCATGCCAACTTTGGTCATAACCTTGGTTGGATTGCGGACCATAACCCAATCACCCCCTATCCTCACTGGTCTCGCCTGACAATAATCTATTTCCTCAAAAGAATCGGGCCTTCCCTCGATCTTCACCTCCATCCCGAGTTTGTCAAAGTGCGCTATGATCTGTTCGTCAGTGAGCTCTCCCTCGTACAAAAACACACTGTCGTCCCCGTTGACATTCATGGCGAATCTCTTCAAGTTGGCTACTTTGGCGAGAGAAGCCAAGGCACAGGCCACTTGGACGCAATTGCTCGCGCCGGTGTCCGCATCCCCAGACATCCGCCCACCCTTCACCCGGTACTTAACTCGATCATCACCACTACGAGCCGAGCCCTCATTGTCCAATTTCCACCGAAGCATTTCCTCCAGTTGCGGATGATCGCAGGCCGAATTCCAAAACACATGCTCAACTCGCTTCATTATTGGCCTAGAGACATGAGCATCGAATCGACTGATATCCAGCAAGACAATCTTGCAACCGGGAATGCTGGTGTAAGCCCGCCACAATTCTCGAGCGAGAGAGCGAGGACACAAGTTTTTGCCAAAGTGACGTCCCAAGCCGAAACCCGGGATGTCCTTGGCTAAATACATTTTGTGTTCGGCTCTCCTTATAATTGCAGCTAGCTGAAGCGTGTACTCAAAAGAGCGAAATTGGATGGCACGGCAATCAGGATACGGCTTGTCTTCGTCGAACTTGTAAGCTTCCATTTTGACAAACATCTTGACGGTACTTTGATCCTTCCTCACAAACTTACCTTGCTTGAGCAAATTGTCGTGGGCGCGCTGGTAGCGGGCGCGTTTTGCCCCTGTGTAGCCTGCGTATACCTCGGAGTACGCGACTGGTCGCGCTGAACAGAACTTAGCCAAGGTGACTGCAAAGGGGGTGACATACTCCTCAATGAATTTAACGTCGGGCCTACGGACACACTTACCAACCCTCATCTCCAGGGCATTAATTATGTTGCATATGCACGGTTTGGGATAAAACCAGCGCTGCTGGGTGATGGGGAGGTTGATAACGGGAGGAGATATGTACATCTGAGGCCGACGTGTTGGGCGGCAGCGATAGTTGTGCGGGATATGGGTTATGGTAAGTTGAGAGCCGGAGCAATCAGTGCCAGAACAATCTGGCGCGTGCTTCTTCGGCCGAGGCCCACCGTAACATACCATTTCTCGCTCAACCACGCTTGCCTACTGTCTCGGGGGAAGCGGCACGGACAATCCGATCCAGTTTCGGAAGTCCCACCAGTTCAGCTTGATCCTCTGCCCAAGCGTAGGCTTGGTCCGATTCTCATTGGCTGCCCAGTGGATCTCCCAGCTGGCCCTAAAGTCCATGGCCACCTCCTTCCTCACCAACTTAAACTGAGCTTGGACAAATCCGGAACCAGGGCAAAGTGATTCCCTGACGTGCGACGCTACCAACGCTGGATGCCCGCCTGGACCGACTTGCTCGTAGATCAACTCATCATCGTCCTTCTGAGTCTCCTCGTCACGCTTCTTCGGAGCAAATCCCAACTCACACCCCTCGCGCTTGTGAATGGCCATCAACTCGCGGTAAACGTCTGCAAGCTCCGCTCCGCTAAATTTGAAATTGGGGTCAGACATCAATCTTATCGCATGTTCCAACAGGGAGCAGTACTCTACGCGTTTGGCGCGGTAAGGGCGTTGTTGGCCCCTACTGCCCCTTTTACGTCCCCTCCTGTACTCGACCTGAACAAAATGCTTGTATGTCTGCCTCTCGGCCTTGGGGTCAGGAGAGTCACCGAAAACGGCTTCTTCCCTGTCCGCCACGCGAACGATCTCCTTGGTTGCTCTTACTAATGCACGCTCATTGGACTCGACTGCTGGACGCCAGAGGACGAACCTACGCTCACTGGTTTCCGTGACTGTCGTGCTAACTGCCTCAATTGCGCCCAACTGAGGAGTTGACACCGAAACGCTCTCACTTTTGGTGGTCTCGCTAGCCTCGCGTTCCTCGTCCGCAACGGGACACGCGACTCTGTTTGGCTTTTTGACCCAGGACACGATACGCGCCAACAAGCCCGGTTTTGCTCCTTCATCAGGGAGTTCAATTATCCTCGGGCTGGGCGTTCTCGTCGTAACCGTAAATCGCGTTTCAACGGTAGTGCTCCTGGAGCGAGTCCACTGTTCTCCACCCGCCAAATACGACCCGTAGTCAAGTGCTACCTCTGGGGAGAGGTGCGAACCACAAGTTGCATAATGCGAGCCCAGTGGGTCACAGGGAATACCCACTGGAATCTCACCAAAATACATGAGTGAGGTTGAAGGATCCATTTAGTACAAGGCAAAGGTCAAT